AGCAGCGCGCCTTCCAGGCAGCCGAGGAGGCGATCGGCGCGCTCTACGCGGTGGTGCGGTCGCTCGACGAGCTGGAGGCGACGCTGCGCCTCTGGGGCGTGCAGCTGCGCACGCGGGCGAGGGCGGCGTGACGCAATCCGAGCAGGACGCGAACGGCCTCGGCTCCTACCTCGATGGCGTCCATGCGTGCCGCCTCGAGAAGCTGATGCGCGGGGAAGCGCTGCCGGTCGAAGAGGACCGCGTCGACCTCATCGTCATGTGGCGGATCTCGCGCGGATGGGATGCGGGGAGGGTGGCGGCTTGACGGGCCTCGTCCTCTCGCTCTTCCCCGGAATAGGTTTGCTCGACCGCGCCTTCGAGGAGGCAAGGTTCTGCGTCGTGCGCGGGCCGGATCTCCTCTGGGGCGGCGACGTGCGGCGCTTCCATCCGCCGGCGGGGCGCTTCGATGGGGTGATCGGCGGCCCGCCGTGTCCCGCTCACTCGCATCTCGGGAAGATCGTCGCCGCGGCTGCGGGAGATAACGTCGCGCAGGACGCTACGAGCTCGACAATCGCATCGACTGCGGGGGCGATCAGCGCCGGCGCCGGGCATTCCAGTTCGGCAGCGTCGATGGCCGCGCGCTTCGCTTCGACTGGTGGCGCCCTCCGACGCCGGCCGCCTGCATCCCCACCGTCACGGCGAACGCGACCGTCTGGAAGAATGGACGCGCGCACGGCGAGAAATCGAACCGGTACCTGCGCGAGGTGATGCTTCCTGCGCAGGGGCTGCCGCCCGACTTCCTCGAGGATGCGCCCTTCACGTTGGAGGGGAAGATCCGCGTCGTCGGTAACGGCGTCCCGCTCCCGATGGGCCGGGCCGTCGCCGAGGCTGTGAAGCGCGCCCTCTCCGCCGACGCGAGGGCCGCCTGATGCGCCCCGCCGCGCGGAAGGGGCTGCGGTGATTGAGGCTGAGGCGATGATCATCGCCTGGGAGCAGATCGCCGAATGGGCGTCGCCATGGCATGACGGCGCCCGAAGCAGCCGAGCTTCTTGAGCTCGACGGCCGCGCTCAGTGGCGGGGTGTTGCTTCCGAGCTCGCGCGGAGATGGCTGGCTTTGCAGCGCAAGCAGATTGATCAAATGAGGATTGCCGCCTGATGGGCTTTGAGTGGTTCCGCTCGTATCACGGCGCCCCAACCGACCCGAAGTGGAAGGTCATCGCCAAACGTGCCGGCGTGCGCTTCGGCGACGTGGCGGCGATCGTGTGGGCGCTCTTCGACTATGCGAGCCAGCACAGCGAGCGCGGTTCCATCGATGGGTTCGACGCCGAGACGCTGGCGCTGACCTTCGACTACGAGGAGGCGCAGATCATCGCCGTGATCGATGCGCTCCATGCCAAAAACGTGTTGCAGGACAACGCCTTCGTGAACTGGCGCAAGCGGCAGCCGAAGCGCGAGGACGACAGCGCGGGGCGCGTTAGGCGGCATCGGGAACGCGATGTAACGCAGCGTAACGCAGACGTAACGCAGGGTAACGGTAGAGAAGAGGAGAGTAGAGAAGAGGAGAGTATTTCCGTTCCTAGCGGAACGGACGCCTCGGCGGCGTCAGAAGACCCGCCCTCTCCGGTCGAACCCGTCAAACCCGATCCCGTCGCCGCCGATCCGAAAACGATCGTGTTCGGCGACGTGCTGACGTGGCTGCGCTCGCTGAGCGGAAAATCCGAGCAATCCATCCGCAGTTTCCTCGGCAAATGCTGCGCCGAGTACGGCGACGGCAACGTGATCGTCGCGGTGTCCCGGCTGCGCTCTCGCGATCCTCCCGTGGACCCGTTCAGCGCGCTGAAGGCGGAACTCGAGGCTATGCGGGGGAAGGGGAATGGCAAATCAGGTCGCACGAAGGAATCCGCCGACGAGCAGCGTGAGCGTCGCCGCGCCGCCCTGGTCGCCGCCGCACTGGCTCGCGACGTGGGTTCCGGCGGATCAGGTGCCGGTCCCGAAATCACAGCTTGAGGCGATCATCCGGCAGGCCGAAGCGTCCCTCGCGCCGGCCGATCCTAAGACCATCGCGGCCCTGCTCGACCAGACGCTCGAGCTCTACGGGCTCCCCGACAATTGGGACCGGGTGGTGGGGTTCTACCTCGAAGCATTCGAGGGCGTGCCGGTGGATCTGGTGGCGGCTGCCCTCAAGCGCGTTCGGCAGACGTGCCGGTTCTTCCCGAAGCCTGCGGAGCTGCGCGCGCCGATCCGCGAGGAGTGGGCGAAGCGGCGGCAAGCCCTCGTCAAATTGCAGATCGCGCGGGGGCTGGCGAAGGAGCCGGAGCCGGAACGCACGCCACCCACCCCGGAGCAGGTGGCGAGGGTAAGGGCGATGGTGGCGGGGATTGCGCAACAGGACATTGGCGATGCCTTCGGCCCGCGTGCTCAGGCTTCGCCCGAAGCCCCTGCGGGTCTTCGCCAGTCGGTTTCGCCCGCTATCGCAAGGAGTGCACATGAGTAAAGATCCAGAGATCGAATCAATCCAGACGGAATGGCTTGAGCAGCATCGCGGGCATCGCCGCTGGATGATCGTTGAAACCGGGCGTGGATTCGAGGTTCACGCCCACTCGGCGGATGCCGTTGCGCCGACCAGCGTATACCCGACGAAGCGCCTCGCCGCCGCGCGGCTCCTCCAACTGCTGCACATCGGCCCGGTCGGGCCACAGATGCATCCGGAGACGGCGTGCATCAGTTCGGCGGAGGTCTAGCGCATGGCCAAGAAGAGGAGCGTGACGGCTCTGCACGATGAAATCGCCCAGCTTCGGCTTGCGATGCAGAAGGCCGCCTATTGCCTGAAGTACGCGGGTGATCGTTTGGAGAGGCTAGGCATCGTCAGCAATTCGCTGGAGCGCGCCCGCTGGCATCTAACGTTCTGTTCGCTTTGCGCAGCACCCGATGGTGAGCACGCTCCAAACTGTCCTTCGCGGCGCATGATCCCGGTCGGCAAGGAGATGACGGCGGGGGAATTCGACGCTGCGACGCTCGGTGAACCGAAACTGGAATGGTCTCAGACCACCGATCTGTGGGCGGTCGTGCGAGATCATTTCGCCGCGCGAGGGATCGACGCCGAAGGCCAAGACCCGCAGGGGCTTGGTGCGGAGCACGAGAGCCCGACCCCGCAGGGGGCGCGCCCGGAATCGCGCGCATGAGTCGCAAGGAGAAGCGCATGTCCTACGTCTCCCAGGAGCACGGCTCTCCCTATCTCCCCCAGCACGTCCCCGTAGTTGTCGAGGAGACGATGGCGGCAGGGGTGACGAGAGCGCGGGCTCTCGTCGAGTGCGTCGTCGATCGCTACCACCATCGCTGCCAGATCACCGACCGCCAGCTCGCCGCTGGTCTCAGGTTCCGCTCCCTCTGGCGCGGCGCCTCCCTCCCGGCATCGGTCACGGGCTCCTACGGCGAGCGGAGAGGGGGAGGGTCTGGCATCGACGGCAACACGGATGCGCGCCATGCCCTGCAATCCGCCATCGTCGGCTCGGGCATCGGCCAGCACTTCGGCGAGGACGCACCTATCCTCGTCGCCACCCTCTCGGGGGAGCGGTACGAGCCGTTGTGCCTTCCCGTCCGTCTCAGGCTCACCGGGCATGTCGTGGTGAGTGTGTGCGGGCTGGACGAATGGGCGGGGGGAACGAGACGGCTGGACAAGCTTCGGGAGGGGCTGAGCGATCTCGCCAATTACTGGCGTATGGAAAGCGAGTGAGATACCAGCGGTTGACGGGCCGCATGTTTTGTGATAGCAAATGGGTACGGTGGCGCGAGCCACCAGCGAATTGAGCCGCCAGCATCCCCGCTGAGCGGCTTTTCTGATTCCGGAGATCCATCGATGGCAAAGAAGCCGACGAAGAAGGGCGGGAAGCGGTACTGATGGGCAAGCCCAAGCTCACCCTCGGCAAGGCTGCTCTCGCCAAGGCATCGAAGAAGCAGCCGCAGAAGGACGGGCTGGCGAAGTACGCCAAGACCCTGCGCGCCGGGAAGTTCAAGTAGGAATTCATGGCCCGCCCGAGCAGCTATCAACCCGAGTACGCGGCACAGGCTGAGAAGCTGTGCAAGCTCGGCGCGACCGATCTCGACATAGCCAATTTCTTCGAGGTCGATGTCCGCACGATCTACCGCTGGAAGCACGAGCACGAGGTGTTCTGTCAGGCCCTAAAAAGGGGCAAGGACGTTGCCGACGATCTCGTGGAGCAGAGCCTCTTCCGCCGCGCGACGGGCTACACACACGAGGCGGTGAAGATTTTCCAGTACGAAGGAAAATCGCTCGAGGTGCCGTACACGGAGCACCACGCCCCCGACACGACGGCGGCGATCTTCTGGCTGAAGAACCGGCGCCCGGATCGCTGGCGCGACAAGCGCGAGCAGGAGCTCACGGGGGGCGACGGCGGGCCTATTCTGATTGCCACTGGCGTACCGCGTGCGGGTAGAGACGGGGTATGACGCCCGGCCGCAGTTCGTGCCGCTTCACGCGCGCACGCAGCGGTGGGGTGTAGCTGTCTGTCATCGGCGCGCGGGGAAGACGGTAGCCTGCGTCAACGACCTCTTGGACGCGGCGATAAGCTGCACGAAGCCCGACCCCAGGTTCGCCTACATCGCGCCGACCTACACGCAGGCGAAGGATGTCGCGTGGCTCTATCTCAAGCGGTACTCGATGGCCGTCCCCGGGGCCATCGTCAATGAGAGCGAGCTTCGCATTGATATGCCCGGCGGCCGGCGCATTCGCCTGTATGGCGCTGATAATTACGATCGTCTGCGCGGCCTCTATCTCGATGGCGTGGTCTGCGACGAGTTCGGTGATATGGACCCGCGGGCATGGCAGGAGGTCATCCGCCCGGCGCTGAGCGACCGCAAGGGCTGGGCCGTGTTCATTGGCACGCCGAAGGGCCGCAACCACTTCTCGGAACTGTGGGACCAGGCGCAGCGCGATCCCGAGTGGTTCACGCTGATGCTGAAGGCATCGCAAAGCGGGTTGCTGGACGCTGAGGAACTGGCGGACGCCCGCAAGACGATGACCGAGGACCAGTACGAGGCCGAGTACGAGTGCAGCTTCCAAGCCGCAGTCATCGGCGCCTATTACGGGCGGGAGATGCAGGCGGCGGAGAACGACAAGCGGATTAGCCGCGTGCCGTGGGAGCCGTCGCTCCCCGTCCACACCGGATGGGATCTCGGCATCGGCGACAGCACGGCCATCTGGTTCGCGCAGGTCGTCGGCCGCGAGCTGCACGTCATCGACTACCTTGAGAACAGTGGCGTCGGCCTCGATTGGTACGCCCGCGAGCTTGACCGAAAACCGTACAAGTATGGCGAGCACATCCTCCCGCACGATGCGGAAGTGAAGGAGTTGGGCTCAGGGAAGAGCCGGGTGGAAACGCTCGCGTCCCTGGGCATCCACCGTGTCCGCGTCATGCCGGCTAGGCGGAAAGAGGACAGCATTAACGGCGTGAGGCTCTTTATCCCGCGATGCTGGTTTGACGCGGACAAGTGCGAGCGGGGCATCAACGCTCTGCGCAACTACCGGAAAGAGTGGGACGACAAGCGGAAGGTCTTCCATGACCGTCCCTTGCATGATTGGGCCAGCCACGGTTCGGACGCCTTCGCGGAGCTCGCGGCGGCGGATCTGAGGAACGACGACGGCTGGTCGAAGCCTCTCAAGTACAACGACAAGGGCATCGTATGACCGATCACCGCGACCCCGACACGATCCCGCTATCGGAGCGGATCGAGACCGCCGTCTCCAACCATGTGCTGCGCGCCTGCTACATCGAGATGGCGAAGCGGCTCGAGGCATTGGAGGAGCATGTCCGTGATCTCGGGGCATCCGTCACCAACCTCATCAAGACCTGCGAGCACCTGAGCATTAGTGAATTCGAGCGTGCGCGCGGCGGGCGGCCGAAGAAGGAAGCGGCGTGATGCAATCTCAGGACAGCTTTGTCCGTGATGTAGTATTGCCGTTCCTCGCGATCGGCTTCGGCT